TGTTTCTTATCTGGTTTCTTCTTACCGAAGTTAAAGTTAATCATAAGAGTACAGCACTCTTACTATGTATTATTCTACAACTTCAGTTTCGGTAAGATCTGTAGATTGATTTTCAGTGTCCTCCAGAGTAACTCCTATTTGAGTTAAATATTCAATTACTCCTTGAACCTTTAAAAGAAGCTCTCTACTTTGAAGCAGTTGCTGTTCAATTGAAGATTTTTGTTGTAAAAGATTTTGGAGATGTTGTTGTTGTTCGGTCATAAGTTTCAATTAATCTCTTTTATTTAGAAGGGAGAGATATTCACTCTCCCCATTATTCTATTGTATCAAACTTCTACCGTGATCAGACGAGAAGCATAATCATGAGCATACGAAGTGCGAGCACCATGATGCCCCCATCCAATCCAACTATACGCATAGTCCATGTAGCGGTTAATTGATTTACCAGGAGTCTTCATACGCTCCTCAATCTCTTTCCACTGGACTTCATTTGTTAGATAACGAAGTTGCGTGTGAAGATTTGATGGCGAACCACCAAACTTCTTAGCAAAATCACCCAATCCATAATAACGGTTGGCAGATGTCCATTGAATCAGTCCGTAACCGCGTCCGCAGTTACCCCAACTGGTTCTGCTACCTCCTTCGCAAATATTAGGCACGAATGTTGATTCTTGTCTAATATTGCCCATGATGGTAGCAAGGGCGTTTCTGTCTTTAATACCACGATCCTGGAAATATGCCAGGGTAGCATTCTCATTTTCATTACACCCTTTACAAATTAGCCTTTTCTCTTTTGGCTTTTCAGGTTGAGCAACCTCTCTGGTCGCTGTCTCTTCAACTACAGGGGGCGGAGGACCGTCCATTTTGTAGTTTACGAATGGCAGTGTTGCCGTCGATGTTGTAACCGTTGCCAGGAGAGGCAGGGCTACTGTAAAGATATTTTGCATTAAATTTGATTGAACTCTACATCCGTATAGGGAAAGCGCACTTCCCTCTTCTCAGAGGGCAGACCCCACGGCTCTAATTGTCACGTCAAGGACTAATAATAAGAAACCCGCCATTTTGTAGCGGGTTTGTACATAATAAGTTAATATTTAGGTTTTGTCAAGGTGCCAATTAAAGAAGTGTCTTACTAAATACAAATAGTTCATCACCACTAGAACAATGAAAAGATTAGCACTTATCTTTTCGTTATTCCTTACTACTCCTGCTTTTGCTGGCGAAATCACATCAAAAATCACTGACTCAATTCAATTAAGCGTTCAGGGTGCGGCGGTTCAATCAGAAAGAGTAGGAGCTTCCTACGCTGTCTCTGGCACAAACATTAATGTAACAACTCTTGGAGGAGTTGGCGGCGCAGGTTCCTATGCGATCAACACAAACGGACAAGCATTTAGTTTCTCTGAAACATCAATTACTGCAGATACTGATGTTACCAGTCAGTCGGCAGCTTCTGGAACAATTGCTTCTCCCAACCTTTATAGCAACTCTACTACTCAGTTAGGTGGAGATAAAGGTTCTCTGGCAGGTACTCTGAGTGGAACTGGTGTCCCTACAGTCACTGCTGGTGGTCCTGGAAGCAGCGCAACGGCACAAAGAACCATTGAGTTAAGCGTATTCAAGTGAGACACATAACTCCCGTTTTGCTGGCAGCAGCGGGACTTATATCTCCCTGCTATGCTGCGCCCCTCACTCCTAACTTTACGAGTGGCACAATTACTTCTGAGACTAAAACTCGTACTGAAGTGATTGAAGTTATCAAACAAATAGAATATACCACTGGGACATCTTATACAGTCACTGGTACTAATATCAACATCCCTGGAACACCTGCTCCAGGAGCGAACTACACCATCATCAATCAAGGTGCTCCGTTCCAGTTTAGTGAAACACACTTGACTCCTGGAATTGCGAAAGAAACATGGATAGATCGCAAAACTACCGAAGAATCGGTAACAAATTCTATATCTGTCTTTACACAATAATCGGTTTAGCGGCACCTGCATTTGCAGAAGCACCATCTAATACGAATATTGCAGGACCCTCAGCATCTGCGACTGGTAATGTAACCAACCAGGCAGTACAGGTGCTTCAGGGTCCTTTTTCTGTGAATACTTATGGTTCTGGTGTTTCTTGCCAGGGACCTACACTGAACTTACAGACCTTTGGATACAATAGTCTATCTGGTAGCACCGACCCAACAACTTATCAACAAAACTCTCTGAACACTGGTTTATCAGCAGGATTTTCCATCCCTCTTGATGGTTCATTTCAAGAACTCTGTAAAGCAAGGGTTCGTACAGAGATTACAAGACAACAAGCAGAAGCAGATAAAGCACGTTTGGACTTTGAGTTAGTCAGATTATTAAAGTGTGGTGAAGCAATGAAGAATGGAATTTCATTTCACCCAGAAAGTCCTTATGCGAAAATTTGTGCTGATGTCGTTGTGAAGTATCCACGAGTACAGGATGTAGCAAATGGAAATCAGACCAATCCAAATAAGAAGTAATCCTCCACCGATTATTCCAACTATAGAACCTCCTGTGACTCGCAGAACGGGTAGAACTATTATACCCGAAATTAATATGCCCATCATTAATATGCCTGATACAACTATCAAATATCCAATAATTGATGTGCCGACTCAAGAAGAGTTTGATGCTGCAGTAAGGGCAGAGCAAAAGAAACAGCAGGAAGAGAAAGAAGAAAAGACCAGAGGACTTCCTGATGCTACCCCTACCCCTCAACTGCCTCCATCTGTTCAAACCCCCCAGGATAATCGGATTATTTCCGATGATGCACCCAAAACTAGTAACTTAGGAGTGCCCGTCATTGAAGTACCAATCGTCGGAGAAGTCCCTATCCCACCTAAAGAGCAGGTTATTCTTGCTGGCACCACTGCTACTGCTTCTGTTGCTGCGGCTCTTGTTGGGAAATCTTTGGTGGAATGGATGGTAGGTAAGATGAAACCTATTGTTCAACAGATATTTGTAAGGGGTAAGAAACTCTTAAGCAGAGACCTTACCCCCTATGAACTTCAAGTTTATTTTGCGTTTGAAAAAAGTCAGTCTCTTAAAAAAGTAAATAAGTTACTGAAGAAAGAACAGAAGAATCAAAAGAAAGAACAATACAAAAAGTTTCACTCAAAGTGATTACTTCTTACGCTTCTCTAACAATACACTAAAGTTTTTATCTTTTGTTCCCCCATCATAAGCAAGAGCATAACCTTCGTCAATCATTTGATTATTCAATGAGGTCTCTTGTCCATTAATAAACAAATGCCCGATGATTCTTCCATACTTCTCTGTACTGTCTGGAAGTTCGGTCTTGATAATAATATCTTTAGCACCTTCAAGTTTTTTTTTCAACCATTCTTTTGATTCAAGACCCATTGCCTTCTCTTTGAGATCCGTTGTTCTACTTTCGGGAGTATCAACCCCAGCAAGGCGAATTCTTTTTTCTAAACTTATAGAAAACCCCAAATCAATATCAGCATCAATCGTATCACCATCAACAACTTTATGAATCTCACGAATTCTGTAAATATATGGATCTTTATTTTCCATCAGAAAGGTAACTTGAACTTCTCAGTATTTAGTTTGGGGATAGGAAGTTTCTCAAATGCTTTGCTGACTTGCTTCTCTACAACAGCACCGACGAACTCTTCTGGGTTGTCCAGAATCTTCTGTGCTTTCTGATAAGTCACATAAGCACCATAGCATAGTGCTCCACTCACCGCCAGACTTGCCGCTGATAAAATAAGTGCTAGGTTCTTCATTTTAGTAACTTCTCAATTGCGTTATAATAGTAAACAGCATTATGGTCTTCTACACCATCAAATCTCTTATCATCAGCATCTTCTAAATGAATCTCTGGATGAGTATGAACATATCCAGTCAAGAAAGGTGGAGTTTTGGGAACAACATCATCGCCGTGAACAAAACGAAGGTGCTCTACATTCTTCAGTCTTTCTTTCAAACCTCTACCACCTGGACGGGGAGAACCAATTGTGATGATTGCTAGGTCTGGTGCGGACTTAAGCATAAGGTCAGCAACAACAGTCGCAGTCGCACCACCAAGAGAGTGTCCCGCAAGAATCAGTTTTCTACCCTTCTCTAGTGACTCAAAGTTTAATACTAACTCAGTAATTGTTCTGGTAGCATTATCTTTAAATCCCCTGTGAGTATCCTCACTACGGAATAAGAATTTTAGATTAGTTGCCCAGTCTGATGTTTCGTTGGTTCCCTCAATTGCGAGAATACAATATCCAGGAATACTCTTATCTACAATGAAATCATTCTTATCAGCATAAACATCAACACAGTTTTTAACTGCCTTTAGAATGACTTCCTTTGGTAATGTTGTGTTCATCTTTCATCTCCTCGTTTGCTAACCGTAGTATATAGTAAATGATATACGAAACAAAGATAAGTCCTGGACCAAGAATCGCCATTACTCCCCAAGGAAATTCTTGCGGCATTAGAACTTACCTTCTACACAATAATCTGCTTTTTTATTTGGTGTATATTCCTTATGACCTTCTTGGGGTTTCATCCAACCACATCCAATCAACCATTCCATCGTCATCGGAGTGGGTCTTACCTGCTCCCAGAGTGGTCCTTTCGCACACATTTCTAGGTGCTTTGCCGTTTGACCTAACTGTTCTTCTGCCCAGTTCGCATCTGCCTCCCAAGGCACAGCACGACTTTGACCCATAGACTCATAAGAAAGCCTTGTGGTCTTCATTACCCAAGATGGTATTTCAGCATCTTGATGAACCTGAGCCATAAATGCTGTTTCTATTCCACCACCCATACAGTCCTGAACAACGTGCCATCCTTCGTGACGTAGTGTTCCTAGAAACTCTCTTGGGTCTTTGAGTAACTCTTCATTTATAAAAAGACGATTATACTTTGGTTTATATAACCCTACTGTTCTTGGTGTGAAATATCTGGGTGGAGCAATATAAACACCAACATTGACTTTCTCTAGTCCTACTAAAATACGCTTGACTTCTTCTCTGAATGGGTCAAGTTCTTTTGCTTTGAGTAATTCTGATTCTGATGTAAGTTTCTCAACACCTTCAGTACATTCTAATAGAATCATACAACCCATCGCTGCCAGACTATATGCTGGAACGGTGGGTTGTTTCTTTACTATTTTTTCAGCACTTGCGGGAAGAACTAAACTTAATGATAGACCGATTGCCGTGAGGAGTTTTTTCATTCTCGTCCCTCTTGATGATGTATCCAAACTTTCAAATCTTTTACATATTTTCTTAAGGTTTCTGCTTGTGATAGGTGCCACTCTTCTTGTGTATCTAGATACAGTCTCATATGATTATCAACTGCGTCTAGACACTTTTTAATTATAGGATTCCAAGGCTCCCGAATCGGAGTGTTCCACTCTCGTGGCATAATACCTCACTTTTTTTTACCACCGTTTTTTGCTTTGTTTGCCGTCGCATTTCCTTGGTTCTGCTTAGAGTTTTTACCTCCAGCAGAACCTTTCTTGCCTTTGTTTGCGGACTTTGCCATTATGCTCCACCTGTGCGGGGTTGAACTTGACCCTCTTCCAGTGCTTCAACTCTTGCTTCAAGATTTGTAACAGGTGCTTCTGCTACTGGAGCAGGTGGTTCTGGAGGAGCTTCTACAACTGCTTCTCTGCGTGGCTCTTCTTTCTTCTCATCATCCTCACCACCTTTCTTCATTGTATTAATACCAAAAGTGGCAGCAGAAGCGGTGAAGACCGTCGCAATAAAGGTAGGATCCATTTTGGATAGCATACCAGCATAGCTAGCAGTCAGAAGAGCGGCAGACCAACTCAAAATAGCAATACGAATCACTTGTCCCATAGCTTTTTCCTTTGTGTTTCCCATCAGTCCGTGTGATGAAGTCTGTTTTATTTAGGTTTTTAGAACTTAAATTTAACTTTTCCAGCAATAGAATTGTTGGTGACTCCATTATTCACACCGTGAGATGCTTCAACAATCAACATCTCCTTATAATCTACTTCTGCAGTAACTCCATATGAGTTATCAGTACCATAAGCACCTTCTACACTGACACCAAACAAGTCTTTCTTCTTACCACCAAAACGAGTTTCAAGTTTGAGACCTGCTTCACCAACGTGAGATGTTTGATTGAATTCTTCAACACTTCTAGCAGACTGAATCGAACCAGTTTCCACATAAGCGTTTCTCTTGTTATTCCACACAGTATAACCAATAAATGGTTTAATTGCTTTATGAAGATGCCAGTATAAACGATTCGAAACCCACCACTCAGAACCAGTCGTTGCACCTTCATTATTGAAGACGCCCTCTACGGTTCTGTTGTAATTGTATTTGCTGTTTGCAATCGCAGCATTTGTATTCAGAGTCAGTGTATTACCTCTAAGTTCGCTGAATACACCAAAGTGATCTTTGTTGTGTTGCGTAATTGAATCAACACCATTGAGGTTTATATTAACTCTATTATACTGGAAACCAACAGTCCAACCTTTGGTAGCATCAAACTCAAAACCACCACCAAAAATCTTGGAATCAGCATTGTATCCATCAGCATTGTATGACTGAACAAATCTGTTGTTCTCAAATACTCTGAGTCTTTGCTTACCTACAGTTGGTTCATGATTTAAAAGTCCGTTGATACTATCATTGATACCATCAAGAACTTCTAATTGATCAATACGTCCATAGAAATCGTCATAAGCGTGTGAAGTTTCGACAGAGTTTGTTAAATTATAAGTAGTAACTGGTGTTCCGTTCGTAACAACGGTAGAACCGTCACTATAAGTATCAGTTGTTACAGGAGTTGTAACTGTGGTTGTTACATAAGGTGTGGTTACATTTGTGGTGGTGTGGCGATTGATTCTTTGACGACCACCAGTTTCGGTTGCACCATGCTCTGCCAGACTTACAGTTACGACAGGAAGAGTTGTGGATTGTGCAGTCGATGAACTTACATTATTAACAGTGCTTGTGCTTACAACTGTTGGGGTAGATGGAGTTGTAGGGGCAGAAGCAGAACCCACATCAGTAACAGTAAAAGTTGATGGAGTCGCTCCTCCAGCACCACCAGCAACTGCACCAGAACCAGCAGCGAATGCAGATGGTCCAAAAATATAAGCATATTGGATATTTACAATGTCTCCAGTATTAATACCAGAGAACATAAATCCAAGACCAATTGTATGGTCTCCACTTGGACCACCATCAGTTCCATTATAATAGTCTTCTGGATTTGTAGACCATCCAGCACTAATTCCAGAATTTACACCACCAATCTGTCCAGTAAATAATCCTAAAGCATATTTGGATACAAGTGCTTCAGAAAGAACAACGTTGGTTGCTGGAATACCACCAGCATATCCTCTAGTATTGTCCGTTCTAGAACTGTCTCCAGCAGCGGCTCTTGCGTCTGGATCCGTAAAACGTCCAAAGTATAATGTTGGAACGTTCATCTTGAATTCTAAACGAGTATTGATATCAACAAACTGTTGGTTATCATTAAAGCGATAATCGTTTTCAATATCAAACTCAGTTACTGAACCAGACCATACGGCACGGTTATCAAAAGTAACTCCGCGATAAGAAATACCTGAATAATCTATAAGTGTTCCAGTAATCTGCGCTCCTCCAACACTATTATTGTTATTATAGTAGTTGAAAAGAACGGTTGAACCGTCTTTACCTTTAACAGTAAATCCTTCAAAAGGATTTCCAGGAGTCAGGTAATCGTATGCTGGATTAAACGTTGCGGTTCCAGTTGAATCATACTGAATACCAGGAGAAGTTGCTCCACCAGAACCAACGGTTCCAGCATCATTAACTCCAATCTTGACGTAGTTTCCTTCTAGGACCAATGGTGCTGCGATTGCACTACTTCCCATCAACAAAGCAGACGCTGCAGCGAGCGCCTTTGTGGCGTAAGACATAAAAATCCTCTGTGACTCAGTGTGTACTAAACGAAACAAACCGAAGTTTTGTTTAAAAGTAAAGTATTCACCAAGTCCAGAGGACTCGGGCTATGTAGATTCAGACCAGTTAAGATCAAGAATCAGTAATGATTGCAACTATTTAGTTATCCTTTTTTCCAAGCCTCGCCTTCTGCTTTTCTTCTACGTGCTAGTCCTGCTTCTACATTTGAACCAGGATTGCGATAGAGGAATAAAGCATCGGGCACTAAGTCCCACTCTTTATTCTTCAGGCGTTTAGTAATAGTATTAAAGTTATCGCCACCGTAGAAACCAGCACCGAGATTATAAGCAAAGCTGAGCAGAGCGCCTCTTTTTCCATCTGACATTTCACTCCAATATGGGATTTTGCGTAATGCGGGAAGAAACTCCTTCTTGCACTGTTCAATCAGAAGTGCATCTGCTTCTGCCTGTGTAAGGGTATCACCAAGTTTGAATGCTGAACCATCTTTCTTGCGGGTGGAACCCCAACCGATTGTGATTGGAAGTCCCCCTGTAAGAGGGTCAGGATATGCCTTTAGGTGACATCCTTCAAACTCTTTGATTAACTTAATGCCCATTTGTGGGACATCATCACCACCTGTTACAGGAGCTGCAGCAGCGGCAGGGGCTGGTGCAGCACTAGTCTTTTTTCCTCTAAAAATCTCCGCCCAATCTACGTTATCTTCTAGATACTTGACTGGTAGGTTATCTTCTAACCACTGAACTGCCTTGACATGGTTAGGATTTCTTTCATCATAAAACTGAAAGAAATTGTGTAAATCAACTCTTGCCATTGTTGTCTCCTTCGAAATACTTTGAATAAAGTTGTTGTGCTTCTACGTGTCTGCCGTGATTTGTGAGGTCTTTAATCTTTTGTAAGATTTTCCTCTTGAAATTAATCGAAGATTCTTCCCCAGCCATCGTTCCCTCCTGGACACCAGCGGTGCTTCAGCATTGCCTTAGTGTAAATGGTCTTCTTACCATTTGTTACTGGACCAGTGTAATTGTCATTGCAAGAACCATATGGATCATTGACATAATATCCTTTACCATCTGGTGTCTTACCGATGACTACACACATGTGCCCACCAGTAGGAGCAGATAAAGGACCACGGTGCAGGATACCAATAACAACAGGTTTCCCAGCATCAAGACTCTTATCAATGTCAGCAAAAGAAAGATTATAGCTAAAGTGTGACTTAACTCCATAACCTGCCAGAACTTTTGTCTGTACCGCATGGTCAGTCGTGTCACCAATCGCAAATACTTTTTTGACATACTCATCATCACCTTTGATGCTTCCTGGCTTGAGGAAAGCAAGGCACATTGCACACGATGAAGAGTTACACGTTCTATGTGCATCTCTGTAGTTATCTACTTGGTTAAAATATGGAACTTCAAGAACTGCTGGAGTTGGTGGTTTTGTTCTAAAAATACCAATCCAATCAGTTTCTGCATCGTCTAAAAACTCAGCAGGCAGGTTATCCTCTAACCATTGTACTGCTGCTACGTGATTTGAATTTTTTTCGTCGTAAAACTTAAAAAAGTTGTGAAGGTCAAGTGTCATCTTCCTCTCCTATGAACTCTAATGAGAAAATATCATGCTCTGGAATATTCGGATTCAACCATTCACTAAACTCAGATTGAATCGCATGGGCATTTTCAAAACAGTTTTCTTCACAGAGAGTATGAATACGATCAACTGCCCAATCATGTGATTGTTTCAGAGTCTTTTCCAAAATTTCCATAATCTTTTCGCATGTAGCGTCCTAGGATATTACTATTGTAATACGCTGGACTCCCATCGTCAAGAGACTCGATCAACACATTATTTAGGAAAAGCTGTTTTGTTTCTTCGTAGTTACACTGTCCTTTTGTTTTATGGAGGCTAAGTATTCTTCTGTCGCAGGATGCTTTTCCCCAAATGTCAATATCGGCTTTGAGTTCAGGACAGGAGCCGTAATATCTTTTCCAATCGGACTCTGACTTAACTTTTCTAGATTTTCCTCTTGGTGTGCGGAAAGACCAGAAATACTTTCTACCAATATAACTACGACCAGTTTTATTACAGTGAATATGATAAACGAAACCAAAATTATCTTGAATATCAGAAGACTCAAAAATTTCCCCATTGAATCTCCAAGGGTTTTCATAACTCATACTAAGAATCTTTATGAGCTATTATTTATCTTCAACCCTAGCAAAGCGATTCTAGCAATAAAAAAGCACCCCTGTCAAGAGGTGCTTAGAATTATGTTATGATTATATCAACGACCGAAATCTGTTCCTTGATTTACTGGTTTGATTTTGTTTTTATTTTCAAGATTCTTACCACCTTGCTGCATAACTTGGGCACGAGTTTGACCTGTTTTTTCTGCTGCAGCACCGCCGCCAGCACCATAGGTTGTTAATCTACCACTGTCATCCTTACTTGCTGGTTTAGCAAATGGTGAAGGAGTGCTAGGAAGTGGTTTAGTTTGTTGATTTGCAAATGGATTAGTATTTGCTCTGGCAGCATTGCTTCTGTCAATTTTATTTTTTGCTGCCATAGCCGCTAAAGCACCACTAGCAAGCACACCTCCAGCAAGTAATGCAGGTGCAATCTCATCAAGAATTTCTTTTTTCCACCCTTCACCCATATTTGCCATAATAGCAAGAGCTGCTTTTTCAGTTTCGGCATAACCCTCATCAAGAAGATGACCCTTGATGATATCAAATATATCAAAGGATTGGGATTGAAGATTTACACCCTTTTTAGCAAGATCAAAACCTGTTGTTGGTTTATTCTCTACTGGTTTAGGGGTTGCAGCAGTTCCCTGTGAGAATTTTGTGGCGGGGTCTGGTGCTTTAAGATTAGATGCTGCTGCGGTCGCTTGTGATGTATTAACAGCGGTTGATGGTGGTGTCTTTAATTGGTCTGATGTAACATTTGCACCTGCCTGTCTCATCTGAGAAGCCGTTTGCATTGCTTTAATATCAGCGACATCTTGTTTAATCTTTGGTTGTGCTGGTGCCGCTGGTTTTGGTGCAGAAGGAGCAGCACTACCACCACGAGCAACATAACGCTCTTTCTCAGCACCTGTAAAGGCACCTGCAGTGAATTTACCAGTTGCCTTATCTAATTTACCTTCTACACCACCTTGCTTGGCAAGAACGACTGAAGAGGCAGCAGGAGCGGTTTTAGTGCCTGCTGGTGGATTCCCTGAACCTGCTGGAGGATTACCTGAACCTGCTGGAGGATTACCTGAACCTGCTGGACGTGTAGGTTTTGATACACCAGCTTTTTGTCTAGCGACTTCCCAAGATTTATCAGTTTCAGCACCTGGTTTAGTGAAGAACTTTGCTGCTCCTGCAGTTACAGCTGGTTTAAGATAATCTGGTTTAGCTGGTGGTTTTTTACCTGTCAAAAGTTGAGTGGCAGATTGTTGTTGTGCAGATTTCATAGCAGGTGTAGAAAATACATCCATTTTTTCATCGATCTTCTCAACATTTTCTACAACTTCTTCTTGTTGAGGAGCATAGACAGCACTATATGCTTCCATCATATTTGCAACTTCATTACCTGTAAGTCTAGACATCTTTTCTTTTATGATTTTTCTATAATTTTATTTATAAAAAAAGAGGGTCCGAAGACCCTCATTTCACATCGTCATTGCATTTACCCAACCATTCTTTGGAATAATCATAATCTCCAAAAAGAAACTCATCGCACTCTGCCGCTTCCTGATATGCGTTCAGGATTTCCTGTTCGCACCATTCATCATAGTTGGAATCCTGAGAAAGTATCTTTGGTAACATTAGATTATGTTAAGTCCTGGTTCTAATAATTTATATCTTTTTCCATCATATGCAACCCCAGAGTAATATTCTGTAGTATTCATAACGGAAAACATATTATATTCTCTACCATCCTCAAATGGAGTTATATCAACTAGATCTCCATAAGTATTTTTCCAGATACTATGATATATTGCACATCCATAAGTTTCATCTTCAGTATCTGTAATCAAATAGTATCCACTTATCTTTTCTCCGCCATAAGTATTCACATAATGATTTACATTATTGTGGCAGTTTGCATCAATACATAATGGTTTTTTAATAACAGGGATCTTCAGTAAAGTAGAAGAAAACTTACAATACTCCTGAAGTTTCATCACACACTCATCTTCAGGTAGTGATACTCTAAATTTTCTCAATTGACCATCCATTTTTTCTCGGTCCTTTTCTGTCATAAAGTATTGCTGCATTCATTGTTGCATAAGAAATACTTTGAGATTTACAAAATTTCTTTAATCCACCAACAATAATATATTCTTTATTTTCTGGAGAAGTGATTTTCCAAGTTTTAGAGTTTGGATTATCTTTTCCAAATTTTGGTGCTCTATTTTGACTTATTTTATTTCTTGTTTCTTGTGAAAGTTTAACACCATATCTTGGATTATTTTTACCAGCAACCTTTTCGCTTATTTTTTTCTTTGCTTCTTCGGTGTGTTTTCTGCCACCAAAACCTATTGTTTTTTGTCCTCCAGGTTTTCCTTCACCACCAAGATTTTGATTTAATAATACACCACCATCACACTCTCTTTTCCAAAGTGCTATGTGTTTTATTTCTAACTCTATTGCTTCTTCTTTAGTAAGACCAGATTTTACAACCCATCTTCTTTCTCTTGGTGGTAATAGATTTGCACCATTACTTCTCAAATGTTTTGCGTGTATTCTTCTTGGTTTCCCATATCCCACATAAAAGGGAGAACCAAAGTCCTCCCTTAAGTAGTAGTAAAGAATATAATTATTCATTTTAAGACTGAACTTACCTATTATTATTTATATAATACACTATTTCAGTCTTAATGTCAATCACAACTGGAACCCAGCAAAAGAGTCTTTGGTAACATCCTGCTTAATACCACCAACAATATATGACTGCACTTGCGTTTGCTGTGGCGCCACTTGAAGACCTTTAGAACTGATCCAATGCTCAGTCCAAGGAAGTGGATTATTTTTCGCAGGAATATCATAAAGTGGTTTGAGTCCAATTGCCTTCATTCTACGATTGGCAATCCACTCGACATATTGCTGAAGAAGTTTATCATTTAAACCAATCATAGAACCATCCTTGAACAGATACTCTGCCCAAAGTTTTTCTTGATTGACAGCATTCTCAAAGGTCTTGTAAAACCATTGCTCTTCTTCTTTGGAGATACGTGCCATCTCAGGGTCATCACCCTCTTTCCATTTGTTCAGAATATTCTGAGTGATAACCAAATGTTGGTTCTCATCACGGGCAATCAGTGAGATGATTTTTGCACTTCCTTCCATAAGCTTGAGTTCGCCAAACGCAAAACTACAAGCGAAGCTGACGTAAAAGCGAATACCTTCAAGAATATTAACGTTTGCAACTGCTCTGAATAGTTTTCTCTTGAGTTCATACCTTGCCTCTTGTGCGTAT